TGGTAGCCCCTAGCATCACAGTCCTTACACTTGTTAGGTCTGGCATACTTTGTTCCATCCTTCCTTACTTTATAGGTTTTGCATTGCCCCTCACAGGTAGGGCAAGTGAATGCCTTAGTCTTGAACAGTCTGGTAGAGTTAGACTTTACTGCATCACGAAACTCTTGCGGTGTCTTGACAAAATCAAATAGCTCTGCCCACTCCTTTTTGTTGTTAACCCTACTGCTGAACAGCACCTGTGATGCTTGCTCTGGGCTGTTGATGTTGATAGGTGTGTCACCCATTAGTTGCCTAACCTGCTTATGTAGGCGGTGCTCTATGTCTGCCTTCTCTTCTTCAAACTCCTTCCTTACTTGCTGAAGGGCGGTGAGATCCACTTTGACTCCCGACATGTACAATCGGGTGAGGGTTCTACAGGTATTGAAGGTAATGGCTCTGATGGTATGAAGACTTTCACAGGAGGGGTCTGCGTAACGCTCTTCTTGCTTGAGGTACAGCCCCATAGTTGCGCCAAGATCAGCCCTAAGATAAAAGCTAAGCTCGTTGAGAGGAATCTCATTTGTGTTGTATCCTTCTTTAAAGTATTTCTTTAAGGTGTCTTGCTTCTGCACATCCAACTCATAGCGTTGAGCACAGGCATCTAGGCTCAGCGGTTCTTTCTGACCACGCAATAAGATATACTCTGAAAGCATAGTGTCATAGATAGCACCATCATACTTGAAGCCACACTCCCACAACCACATCAGGTCATGCTGTGCATTGTGCATTATTAGTAGCGTTGTCATGTCTAGTACTTTTTGTATCTCTTTACGCCCAGCGCCTGAGGTATCCTTCTGCTCAACATGATCTAGCGTTACGATACACTCAGAGCCACTTTTGACAGCCATCATACCTACCTGTACTAGGAAGTTAGTAGGCTCAAAGGGATCAAGTATTACCTTGCCGTTACGCTTTATTGTGGTGTTCTCTACGTCTAGTACTATTTCCATGCCGCTCTCCTCTTACGCCTGATACTGAGATCTCTCTCCGTCTAACTCACAGTGTACTACACCGTGCCAACCACCCTTAAGCTTATTCTTAGCAATGTTCAAGTGCCTTTGTGTATCTTGTTCGTCTGCACCTTCAACCTGTGGGTTCTTAGATATCAAAACCATCAGGTCAGCTTCTGCTGCCTTGCCTGTCTTACTACCTTCCATCATTGACTGATCTACGTACACCTTACCTTCAGCTACTGCACTCAGCTGTGACATCCAGATTACTGCACAGTCATGCTGCTTAGCTATGTTACGTGCATGGATAGCCGCCTCTTTAAGATATACGTCAGACTTATCACTGGTCTTACTGGAGAACTTATCGCCCATGTCTAAAACTACTATGTCAGGCTGGTATGCCTTTATGATAGCCTCAACCCAAGCCATGTCTTTACCTGTGGAGTCATACAACTTAATGTTCTCCCGTACAGGCTCGTAGCGTGATGCAGCTAAGGCGTAGTTACCCTTTACCTCCTCCATTGACATAGAGGTAGCTGCACTAAGATACCGTGCTCCTACACGCTCATATGCTTCTTCGTTACACAGGACTATACACTTAGCACCCTGACTAGCAAAACCTCTAGGTCCACCAATTAGTGATGCGTGGAAGGATGTCTTACCTGTGTTAGGTCTAGCTCCTACAATAACTAAGTGTCCACCACTGATGCCCTCTACCTTGTTAGCTAGTGATGGTATGTTGAACCTCCACTTAGACTGTATGTCATTAGCTTGAAGTAAGTTATCTATTGAGATATCACCCCAATCAATCTTAAGGTTAGGCATGAAGTCATCTTGATAGTCAGCCAGTATCTTACGCATAGGCTCTAGACTTGTCTCTGTACCATTTACATAGTCAAAACCTAAGTTAGCAATCTCTTCGCCTACTACTTGCTGGAACAGTTTACCTAAAACTTCTTCAGCTATACCCTCAGACATAGGTGTTTGTTTTTCTATCTTCTTGAATAAATCTTTGTAGGTTTCTTTGTTGGCTGTTGTGATAGTAGCGTTGTGTGTAAAGAACAGACCCTCTAGCTCAGGTACTGTGAGGTTCTTCTCATACGTTTCCATAGCATAATCTATAGTAGACTTGATCTTACGCACATCCTTAGTAAATAACTTATCAGGTGTACGAATACCCCTGTGGTTATCGTAGAAGTCTTTATCCATTAGTGTTCTAAGTAGTGCTAATTCCATTATATATCTCCCATCTGTATACGATACGCACCCTCAGGCGATTTGTAAGCCGCAATGATATCCAGGAATTGTTGATGGCTCATGTATAACATCTGATACTCATTAAGCTTATCATCAAACTGCCTCATGTAAACAATATCGTTGTCTGCAATAACAGTCTCAACATCCTCAAATTGATCTTCGTGGTCTAGTGTAGTAATTATTGAAGCATCTGATTCAAACTCAACGGTGAACATGGTTGATAGCCTCTCTCTCCTTGGAGCGTTGCTGCTCTTCATGTGTCATAGGTCTGATGTAGTGTTCGTCAAACCCTTCTAACTTCTTTAATCTATATTGTAAGTCTGTTATCTCTTTAGTCAACGCAAATAGTTCTTCTTCTTTAGTAGCTATCTCACGCTGTACGTTCTCTTTCTCACCACACATACTCATTTCTCCAACCTCAATGCAAACCAAGACACAGGAAATAGTTTTTTCATACTGTTACAGATGTCATTTGCTACGAGCCTAGTCTCTAATTGTGTATCACCTGCACACCTAAGATTGCACATATCAGCAAAGGCGTCAAGGCTACCTGACCAGTACCACTCAGTCATGTGGTTAAGTGGTAACACCATCCTTGCTTGCTCCTCACACACACCCATCTTAAGTAGGTACTTGTACTGCTTAGCTGCCTCAATGCCCGACTGCTGTATCACACCATCCAAGGTGCTGTCATAGCCCCCCATAAACATAGGAACTCCTGAGCCTTGCTTCTTATCCTTAGTTGCCTCACGTAACTCAGGCTTGTAGAACTCAGGCTCAGTGTCAACATACCTACGGCTGATCTCATTCCAACGCAGGAACTTATGCTTGACCAGCTGGCGTGCTACAAACACGGGGGCCTTGACGTGAAAGGATGCAAAAGCGTGACCGAATGGTGACATATGCCTGTGCTTGGCTAGATAGTTTATTAGTTTAGTGTCTGAATCTTTTAGCACATCACCCCAGCCAAACCCCCTCTTACCAAAGCTAACCCGTGCTGCGTTCACTACAGATAGGTCCTCGCCCATGTAGTCTATTAGCGTTGCTTCAATCGTCATGTCTACCTACCCCTATCTGAAGGCACGCAACCTGCGTGATAGTGCTAGTCACCATTACCTCAGCCCTTGTTAAGGCTGCTGCACACTTCTGTGAACTCTCGAAAGAGCCTAGCTGAAAGTATTCTATTTCTAGCTGCGTTGCTTGAAACCATATTAGTACCCACATTGTAGCCATTAGAAGGGCACCTCACCATTAGCGTTGCGGGGATCTACATAGTATCCCTTCACCATATGAGGGGGGACTTCTTTAGTAACCATAGGATGTACAGGTGCAAGCCCCATCTCCTTAAGAAAATCTTTTAAGCTATCCATTTATTGTATCCTTATGTATCAATTGTCAAAACCATTAGCACCTCAAGTGCTTCGTCTTCTGTTAGTTTAAACCATTCGTTCTTACGGGCACCCATACCCTGCGCTATGGTGTGTGCCTTAGCCTCTGCTACATTACGATCCTCAAAGTATACAGAGTGTATAAGTTTGTAGTCACGCATGGGTGAGCTTGTCTGATAACTATTGAGCCTATCATCTGCATCAACAGCCTTACCAATCTTGATCCACTCAGGCCATGCAGCATTGCTTATGGCATACACATAGCCTTCCTTTATGTTCTCATAGTTTTGCAAAGAACTAAATGCCATATCACCAAAGGATTTGTATCGCCCTGCTTTGTATAGCGGATGCTTTTTGCTAACCTCTTTAGAGTTTACATACATTCTCAAGGCATCACGTTTCTTTACAGCCTCAGGTCTGTCCTTGTAGTAGGGCTTCTTACCTGTCTTAACATTTATATTATCCATTTACCATATCCTTTAATCTGTCTACGTCTGACTCTAACTTATATTTGATATCATCGTCAAGCCTTAAAGCTAAAACTCTTTTGCCTGTCCATGTCTCTACCTCCTGTTTGTACGATAGTGTCTTGCTCATGGCGTCAGGGTCTAACGCTATGATAACCTTATAGAAATCTCCTATGTGTTCCATCTGCGCT